GCTTGCGGCGCATCTGGCGCTTGATCTCCGGGCCGATGGCGCGCTCGATCACGCCCTTCTCGCCCAGCCAGAACTGCGGCTTCCAGCGCTTGACCAGCTTGAGCGCCTCGGCCACGGCGACGTCCGATGCGACCTGGTCATTGAAGCCGTCTTCGATCCAGAGGTCGCCTTCGGCATCCAGACCGAACGGCACGTGCCCGGTCTTGTCGCCACCCTTCTCCGTGACCGCGTAGTCGCTGGCCAGGTACCAGCGTACGCCTTCGGGCGCGTGGCGGAAGCGCCGGAAGTCCTCGCGCTTGAAGAAGATGCCGTCCTCCGGCACTGGGCGCTGCTGGTAGAGGCTCGACCAGGTGCGGGTCTTGGCCTTGTAGATCTGCCAGTGCCGCTCGCTGAACCATTCCGGCCACAGGTATTCGCCGATCCCGCGGCCCAGCGGGTCGTCGGCGCGCTCGCACTGGGCCGGAATGCTCAGCACCTCCCACGTCTGGCCATCGCGGCATGCCACCGGGCCGCTGCGACCGTCGTAGTCGGTGGGCAGGATCCCGCCGACCAGGTCGTCCTCGTGCCAGCGAGTCACGATGATGATGATCGAGGCCTTCGGCTTCAGGCGGGTGAGAAAGTCGTCGTCGTAGGCGGCGCGGGTCTTGGAGCGAATGGTTTCGGACTCGGCCTCCTCGCGGCCAGCGACCGGGTCGTCGATGATCCCCAGGTCGCATCGGCTGGACGTCAGGCCGCCGAGCAGGCCGGCCGCGAACAGGCCGGAGCCGTTGGTCAGTTCCCACTCGTCCGCCGCATTGCTGCCGGCAAGCAGCGTGGTGTGCTTGGGCCAGATGCTGGTGTATTCGGGGCTGGCCACGATCTGCCGGGCGCGCTTGCTGTGGCGGATGATCGGCGTGGCCGCGTAGCTGGTCATCAGCACACGCAGGCCCGGAAATGCGCCCATCGCCCACGTGGTGCCGACGACGCTGGCGTAGGTGCTCTTAGCCGAGCCGGGCGGAGCGAAGATCATCAGCCGACCGTAGTCGGTGCGCACGCAGCGTTCGATCGCCGCCATGATCACGCGGTGGTGATCGGCGACGGCGGTCTCGATCGGCCGGAACAGCCAGCTGTCCGGATCCTCGCTCGCCGGCGCGCCCGGGATCGTGATCGCCTGCGAATACTCCACCAGCGACTGCCGCGCGCGCTGACGGCGCAGCAGCTCGCGTGCCGCGGCCGCCGGCGTGATGCCGCCGTCAGCCATCCTTGCCGCCATCCTTGTCGTGCTCGCGGATGCCCTGCGCGGCGATCGCCAGCAGCGTCGCCTCGGACAGCTGCGTAGGTGGCGGCAGGAGTGGATTCTTCGGATCGCCGGCGAGCGCCAGGCGGTTGCCATAGCGGCTATCCCACTTGGCCAGGAGCTTCTCGTCGGTGTAGATGATCAGGCGATCGCGCTCGATGTCGCCCGTGGAGTCGCCGCCCTGCTTGGGCTTCTTGCCGCGCGCGGTCATGCGCATGCGCCAAGCGATCGCGTCCTTGCCAGCGTCGAACGACTCGTCGAACTGGTTGGCGATCTCCTCGTCATCCTGGCGCCACTGGTTGACCGTGCGCACCGGTACCTCCAGCTCGCGGCAGATGAGCGCCATCGGTTTGCCGGAGAGCAGCTGCGTGCAGATCTTCTTCACCATCGCGGCGCGGTTGTACTGGCGCGGCGCGCCGACCTTGGCCCGCGCGGTCCTCGTCGCCGCCTTAGCCATTGCGCCACCCGTAGAGCAACCACAGGCCGTGCTGCACAGCCTTCGACAGCAGTGTGCGGCGGATCGTCCTCATCCCTCTTCGCTCCGGATCGCTTCGCACAGCATCCCGGGCACCAGTTGCGCGAAATGCGCGCGCAGGTCGTCCAGCAGGTCTTGCAGGCTCGGGAACACCGGCGCGTCGCCGCGGGCGTAGCTGCCGACGTACCAGGCCATGTGCTTGTCGATCAGGGCAGTGGTGGTGCCAGCCCCCTCGGCCAGCACGTACACGTTGCCCCGCTCGTCACCCAGTACGTACGCGCCGGCCACCGTCTGGTGCCGGTAGCGCTTGATGCGGGTCAGGATGGTCTGCAGTAGGGGGGTCATGTCGTCGCACGGATCCACGCGCCCGATCGGCGTCAGTGAGCCGACGAAGCGCCGATGCGGCCCGACGTTGGGTCGCTTGTAGGCGGCACGTATAGACCGGCGCTTGCGAGGATCAAGGCCGCTCAAGGCTTCGGCCCTCGCGGGGCTGCGACGTGAGATGCCAGGCGCCGCACTTCGGGCAGTGATAGGCGTGGTCCTCGACCTTGGTGGCGTGCCGGCGCACACGCCGCTTCTGCAACTCGCGCAGCTTCTTTTTGGCCGATCGCTCAGAGCCGTAGCGGCGTTTGGTGCAGGCTTCGTTGCTCATTCCTGGATGGCCTCGCGCTGGCGGCAGTGGTGGCGCTGCATCGGATAGTTCGTGCCGAGCCCACGTGCGCAGTCACCGACCGCGGCGCCCGGGTTGATTGCGTTCGGCCGGAAGTGCCGGCAGCCCTCGCACGTCGGGATCGGCGCCCAAACACGCTCGGTAATCCGGTCCAGGTCTGCGCACCATTGCGCCTTGTCGGTCATGCGACCTCCGCATGCTGTTCGGTCTCCCACGCCCACAGCGCAATCAGCGCGGCGTCGCCGCGGCCGTTGTCGCGCTTGCGGACCAGGTGAATCGCATGGCTTGGGAAGCGGTTCATCACGTACTGGCGAGCGATGTCCTTCTCAGTGCGGAGCAGTCCGAAATGGCGCTTCCACGCCTGGGGCTGCACATTCACCCAGCGCACACCGAGCGCAGCCAGCACACCCTTGATCACACCCAGGCCTTCGCCAGCGCGCTGGTCGCTGCCGCGGCTGTTCGTGGGCCGCATGGCCACGGCCTCGAGCGCGGCCATCACGTGGGCGCCGCGAGCCTGCTGCAGGATGCCGCGCACGATGGCGGCGAGCCGGAAGCCGTCGACCTCGTTGCCGCTGGTCGCCCGCGCCCGGGTCGGCATGTCGATGAACTGGAGCGGCACGCCGTCAGCCAGCACTACAAGCGAGCCATGGATGCCCGGGTCAATGCCGATCGTCAGCCGGAACGGAGTCTCGCGCGCGCGCGCGATGGTGGCGGGTTCCTGTTCCGCCCTGTTCTCAGGCGTGCTCATGCGAGCCCCCACAGCTTCGCCGGTCTACCGTGCCTATGCCGTTGCGCGCCTACAACGCAGACCCTCCCGCTGTCGCGCAGGTCGAGCACTGTCCTGGCCGCGCTCCATGGATGGACCGCAAGGACGCGCCCCAGTGTGCTGAGCGTCATGGGCTGCAGTGCGAGGGCCGCAGGGATGCGCTCGTGCAGCGCGAGCGGCCTCACCGGAAGTTCTCCTGGAGCCCGGACAGCGTGGCGGCGGCCGAGTCCGCGATATCGATGCGCTGCCAGTGCGCCTTCACGTTTTCCGGGGTGATGTACAGCTGCCGCCCGGTGATGTCGCTGAGCTGGCCCTGGCCCGCGGCGTACAGGCGCTCGAGGTAATGGAACTGGCAGAGACGGACCTGCTCGCCCCGGCCGTTGGTGAACACGACGTCGGCGCGACCGCGCACCTTCGGCCGACCGTGGCCCGGGTAATGCGAGCGGCACTGGTCGACCTGGCAGTACTTCGCTTCCTGCTCGGCGCGCTGTGCGGCCTGCAGTTCGTCCTCGGCGCGCGACGGCGCGCTCGCTGCGTAGCGTGAACTCATGGCGTGCTCCTGGTGTGGTACTTGCCCTCGGCGACCTTGGCGAAGCTGCTGGCCTTGGTGAGCCATTCGAGGTCGGCGATGAACGGGGGTTTGCCGTCCCTGCCCGGCACGCGGCCGCAGAGGAAGGCGGATTTCGAGACGTCGGTGAAGTAGTTCCGCCAGGCCTCGAGAGATGGCAGGTCCTCGCGCCACCGCTGCTGGATCTGGCCGCGGCGCGCGGCGGTGAGCTTCTCGACCTTGGGATGGTTGGGGAGCTTCTCGTGGTACAGGTCGATGACCTGCTGGACGGGTATGACGGTGCGCTTGCTGCCGCGGGGTTGGTCACCGAGCAGGTCCTGGGCAGCGGGAAAAGTCCCTTCCACTGCGTCAGCAGTGGATAAAGCTCTTTCCTGCTCCTGCTCCTGCTCCTGCTCCTGCTCCTGGTTTCGAAACGGTTCGCGAACCGTTTCCGAAGGGTTTGCTTCTTCGATCGGGTCAAGGC